ACAGTGTCTCCCCGGTTCCTATATACATTTTGGAAACCGGAAATCATTTTGCTCGGAGATTACTGTTTACCCCAACTTAGAGTAGTTGGCACTTGTGATCAGTTAAGACCACTCCTGTTGTCTAAGAGGAAGTTCGATCGGCCAGGCCGGGTTATAAGCCCTAAACCTGACATTAATACCAGTAGGGTCACATTGTACCCATACATTAGGCTGGTAGATCTCGAATTCCTTCCGAACCTGGAAGAGTTCACCGGGGATTTTAACCCAAGATTCCCCCTCCTCATCGGCTATCCTACAGGATTCCCAACGCTGAGCTAAGCGTCGGTTGCTTGTAGCAAGTTGTTGCGCTAATATGTATCCCATTCTGTCAAGTTTCAAGAAGGACAGCGCTTTTTGCCGGAGTTTTCGCTCCTGCTTACCGTCATGGATAAAGACATGTTTCCATATCTTGTCTCCCTTCCGGTTGCGCACCGTCCTCAGTACCCACTTAAGCGGGTCCTTGACTTCATAAGACAACAAACTACCACCTTCAAGTTCGAAGTATTCATAACTCATAGAGTCGACGACAATAAAAGTGTCAACGGCTCCAAAGCAGTGTACATCGTGAGATGCCAGCTGGTCAACAAACTGCCAGCTTTGATAGCAAATCCGACTTAGCTGCTGAGAGAAGAATACCTCTCGGATAAAGGGGCAATGATGAAGAATCGTGATTAGCGTTACACCATAATAAATAGTAAAATGGTTTATCAGCCGTACCACGTCCCTTAGCGTAACTGTGCGGGATTTATGGTAAAACCCTCGCACATACCGCCCGTTGTCATAGTCGGCCCCACAAGACTCTCGGAAAGTCCCATCAAAGAAGGACTTCTCAAAGTTGATCGTGAGGCCAAGCTCAGAGTAGAGGAACACAATAGTCCCCTTATCATGAGCAAGACATAGACTAGGACCGTAGATGATCGTGTCGTCTCCCAAAGAAGTTGCCTTGCGGCAGTAGGGAGTTTGGTAGTGAAACAAGCGCTCAATTGCCCGAGCTAAGGCCGTGAAAATGGCCGACTCGAGTTCGAACGTAAATTTGTTTCCCATCGCCGAGAACTTGTGATAAAAACACTCGTGCCCGTTGATGGAATAATACCAAGTACGACAGCCGTAGAGCTTTGAGTATAGCTCCCGGCAGCGATCACTCGACTTGCTGTTGTTGAGAAGTGCCCAAATAAGCCCTCGTGACAAAGTGTCTGAGGCCATGGAGAAATCAACTGTTGCGAGACCCCCTAACCGGGAGCCAAGCTCGGCCAATTCTCTATGGGTGTCGGCGAGACTATTCAGGTCAATGTTGTGTGCCCTTAGGCACGACCTAATATAGTCACCGCACACACCTTGGGTTGCTATCCCAACAAAGCTGGTTATACCTATGGTTCTGTTGATCGTGGCATTCTTGGGCACCTGACTAATGATGTCAGACGCGTACGTGCCATCGAAGTCCTCCCACATCTGCCAGGCAATATCGTCAGAAAAGTAGTCGTTCGGACAAAAATCCGGGTTCGGCCACAAACCTTTCGATCTGCTCAGCTTTTCAATGAGATTGTTCGATTTACGATCCGTTGTTAGCTGGCTCACGCCAGGTCCAACGGGAAGACTGTCACTGAGAGACCAGGGTAACGTTATTAGCTTATTCAGTTCTTCAACTGTCAATTCAATAAGTTGCCGTGTCCTGCTATCAAAAGCAGTTAGATCGCTCGTGACGCAAAAGTCGTCCGGACGGAACCACAAAGCAAGCTCAGGGTATGTTCCATCAGAATTGATGTACTTAGTACCAAAATGCCAGTTTGCAACCCGACAAGTCCTTTCAGCTTCGAAAAATTTCTTAATCGTTGCTTTAGAGACAGCGTCAGGATGCTCCGCTGGAATTTTCTTGCGAACTGTGCCAGCATTTACGCCGGCTATTCCCGATAGGGTCTCCGCATCACATAAGAATGGATCCAGAGAATCCCAGGTAGGGAGGGTGGTAAACCGCTTCGTGACCAAGCCAGTCACTGAGTGATTAAGCAGCGCACTACGGCACTGCGGGCTCACCTGGGCCCGTATTGAATGATTTTGTACCTTCATTAGCTCATGTCTCTACACAGAAACTACCGATAAGAACTAAGAATTCGCCTAATACGGATTCTGGGCATCATCAATTGCTGCAGCGATTATGCTGTTAAGCATGAGAGAAGACCCAATATTCCGGAGCTTGGCCACATCTGCCGACGCCATAGTGCGCGGCAAAACGATTTCAACGTTGATGTAGCCAGTCTTATAGGTGGATTCATTGTTCAAGTTAGTGTCAACAAACGGGTAACTTACCGTTGACTTAATACGGCGAGTGTTACCCGAGGTGAGGTTTCCCTTACCATCGACATAAACCTTCGGCTGTAACTGTACAGAAGACGCAGAGGCAGTCCAAGTGACAGAATTACCGTCCTTAGAGGCGGGATTATAAGTCACGGCTGTCTGAGAGCCATCGCTAAGTGAAAGAGGTGCTATTGCACTCATAGTAATAGTCCTTAAGTAACAAAGTCGTTATAACCGCTGCACTACTAAAGCAGTGGTGTTAAGAAGGCGCTTAATCGACAAATTAATAGAACCCCTATCAAGCATTTCTGCAAAAGATAAAGGTAGGTTGATTGTCGACGCTGTCGAACGTGCAAATCTGATATTTCGTCTCGGGGTGAGAAAGTCAATTTTGTATCTTTGACTAGTCACTCCAGCGCGGCCTGCTCTTATTTGTCGAACATCAAATAGTTCTTCAATTTTAAGCGAGTCGCATCCGAACGTACCAGACCAGTTGCTAACATACCCAAACTGTCGTAAATAATCCTCAATTGGAATGAACCAATTAACGAGGAACGACCAGGGGACGGCGTCAAACGCCGGCTCCACTGGGTTAAATGCAGCCTGTTCAACAAAGTAGTTGTTCCTGAAGTATCGATAGCACTTACAACGTGCAGTTTCCCAGATTCCATTCTCCCAAAAATAATTGGGATTCTTAGAATTAGGGATAGTAGCCCTTTCTGACTTACCAGCACTAGTTATACGAATAGTGCGGGCGTCATCTGTGACTACACGCTGCAACGCTGTTTGTACAGCATCAATGGTAGGTTTAACCCCCCATTGAAACTCCAACCACGTATTAGCCGCTGCCTTTTTCTTAGAAGAAGTTCCAAAGAAAGCTTTAAAGGCTTTTCTAAAGTTCTTCCGTCTAATATAAGGCGCAGCTTTTAACAAGCGGTCAAAGTAATCTTGACTGAGTTTTAAGCCATCTCGAAGGTCTTTTGTTAACATGGCGTAATTGCACATGTTCGAAACTAGGGCATTATAAGCCTTTTGTTTCGCCGCATACTGCGGGCTCATTCCATAGTAAGTATCGTTATACACAATGGTACAACTATTACTATCAGGATTGAGATTTGCAAAACCATCGATAGCAAGGTATGTAACTTCCTTGCCGGCGTCCCACTGTGTCTGCCATTTCCGTACATACGGATACTGCATGACAGATAAGTTGTAGTCCGTTGGAACTATGTACACGTAACCTTTTGAGTTATATGTTCTCGTTCCATTAACACCTCTCTTCTGAAAGTTACCGCAGTATACCTGTTTTGAAGCAGGAGTACTCGACGGAGACATTTTAGTTGTGAGGGGACCGTAAAAGGTCTTTTGGACATACATGGGACAAACTCCAGGATAAGCTAGGACAACGAGCGTGCCCTGATCGCAGAAAACCCACATAAAGTGGTGCCCCCCTTTT